CATCATCCACGATTTTGACCTGATCAGGCTAGTGTCTGAGGAGGACCTCGAGTGATGGGAAAGCTGATCTACCTGGACGACCACCGCCGACCCCCCTACAAGGAGGTGTTGTCGGTCACTCGTGGCCTCTCGCACCTGCAGGCGTTCGTCAACACGGCGACGGGCGAGCTGGAGATCGTGCAGTCCAACGACGAGGGCGAGGCCATCACCACCCTGCTGACGGCCGACGACCTGACCAACCTGCTCTCGGCACTCTCGGGCCCCACTCGGGCCCACAAGGTGTAAGGCACGCGTGACCGTGGTAGGGTGGTAGCATGTCAAGAACCGTCATCGACGTCCTCGAGGACCTCGAGCAGACGTCGGGCAGGAACGCCAAGCTCGACATCCTCGAGGCCGCTCGCAACAATGACCTCCTACAGGCCGTCTTTCGGTCCGCGCAGGACCCGTTCATCGTCTACTACATCAACCGATTCAAGATGCCCAAGTCCCACCCGACCTCCAAGAAGGGCGAGGACGGCACCGTGCGCCACTTCCTGGACACCATCCACGAGAAGCTGGCGACCCGGGAGCTCACCGGCAACGCGGCCAAGGCCCTCGTCGTCGACATGTTCTCTCACATGTCTGCCCGCGAGCAGAAGTGGTGCATGCGAGTCCTGCTCCACAACCTGCGGGTGGGCGTCCAGGTGACGACGACCAACGAGGTGTGGCCAGGCCTCATCAGGACCTTCCAGGTCGCCTTGGCCACCCCGCTGAAGAGCGACTTCGTCCCGGGCAAGGGCATCCAGCTCCTGGAGCCGGTCACCTACCCCGTCCGGGTCGAGCCCAAGTTCGACGGGCTCAGGCTCATCGCGGTCAAGCGAGCGGGCGAGGTCACCCTCTACACCCGCAACGGCACCGTCGTCGAGACGCTGGTCCGCATCCAGGCTGCCCTCGAGGCAGCCGACTACGACGACGTGGTCCTCGACGGCGAGGCCATGGGTGACACCTGGAACGAGTCCAACAGCGTCGTGATGTCGTCCAAGCGCAAGAAGGACGACGCCAACATGGTCTTCCAGGTCTTCGACGCCCTCCCGCTGGGCGACTGGGACGACAAGGAGACCACGCTTCTCTACCACCAGCGTTGCAGGTTGGTCGCCGAGGTCGTTGCTCGAGCGGGCAGCGACCGGGTGCGCCAGGTCGAGCACATCACCGCTCATGACGAGGCGCAGCTCAAGGCCTTCTTCGCCCAGTGCATGGACCGCGGCTTCGAGGGCGTCATGCTGAAGACGCTCCACACTCCCTACGAGTGGGACCGGTCGCGCAACATCATGAAGCTGAAGCCCATCGCCACCTACGAAGGCGTGGTGGTGGGACACTACGAGGGGCGCCCAGGCGGGCGCCACGAGGGCCTGTTCGGCGGCTTCTACGTCCTGCTGCCCAACCACGTCGTCACCCGGGTGGGCGGGGGCTTCAAGGACGAGCTGCGGGCCAGCATCCAGCTCAACACCAACGCCTGGCTCGACCGCATCGTCGAGTGCGAGGCCCAGCCCGATCCCCTGACCGAAGACGGCCTGAGCAAGGACGGCCGGATGCGCTTTCCGGTCTACATGCGCTCCAGGGCCAAGCAGGACGTCGATCCCAAGGTACCGGCCACCCTCGACTGGTGGCGTGGCCTGGGCCACGCCAAGCAGCAAGCGTTGCTTCCCATCCGCAACTACGAGAAGGAAGGCGACGAGTGAAGGACACGTTCGGCAGGGAGATCGAGCCCGGCCACCTGGTCGCCTACGCGTCGGACAGCGCTGGGCCCTCGCTCAGCGTGGCTCGGGTCCTGGGCCCGTGCGAGGAGAAGGGCAGCCACAACATCAGGGTGCGCGTCCTCCAGTCCAACACGATGGCGTTCATCAACGGCATCACCGGCAAGCGGGAGCCCGGAATGCCCTACGTCACCTTCATCGGGTGTCCGGACCGCTGTGTCATCATGGATGCCGCCAGCATTCCGGCGGACGTCCTGGCAAAGGAGGCAATGTGAGCACACTGGCATGGATCGTCGGCGCGCTGTCGTTCATCATCGCGCTGCTTCTCTTCGTCATCTGGCGGATCGTCCGCATGCTTGGGCTGTTCAAGTACTGGCGATGACGCTGCAGTACTTCTGCGATGACGCCCGGCACCTGGTCTGCGTGCCCTACTCGGTCGAGGGCCTCCACGCGATGGCGTCCGACTTGGGCATCAAGCGCTGCTGGTTCCATGCTGGCCGGCGTCCCCACTACGACATCCCCAAGCGACGGATCGCTGAAGTGCAGGCCCGCTGCACCGTTGTCAGCTCCGAGCAGATCGTCTCCATCATCAAGGGCGGGCAGAACCCGTCCAACAGTGCACAAGGCGACGGCTAGGCCTGATACTGGCAGCCATCGCAGGGCCGCCGCGGCGGCCAGAAAGGAATCGACGACCATGGGTACCCTGTTTCGCATCCTCCTCGCCATCCCTCAAGCCCTGATGGGCGCCTTCGTGTTCTCGAACATGTGGCAGTGGTTCATCGTCAGGAAGTTCCCGAGCCTGCCGTCGCTGACCACCCTCGACGCCGTCGGCGTCCTGATGGTCGCCGGCTTTCCGCTGATCAGCCTCTACCTCCTGGAGCTCAAGAAGGAGATGAAGGAGGGTGACAAGGAGAAGAAGCTGAGCGACAACGCCCTCGGCATCATCCTGTCCATCGTCACCACGCTCTTCATCTACCCGTTCGGGCTCTTCGGCGCCGGGGGCTGGCACCAGTTCATCCACTGAGCCCCGCTGGGTGCAAGGTCCACCGGGCGCGGGGTACGATGCACGACCAGCAGAGGAGATGATCCATGAAGGTCCTGCAGGAACCCAAGTTCGACTGGTGGACGTACAAGTTCTACTGCAGCGAGTGCACAGCGCAGCTGGAAGCCTGCCAGACCGACGTGGAGGCGCACTTCCACGAGGGCGTCAACGACTGCCGGCCTGGTGAGAGCACCCCTCCACGCTGGACGTTCAGCGTCACGTGCCCGATCTGCACCACCGCTCACGTGGTCCCGTTGGACAAGATCCCCGCAGGGTTGCAGTGGGCCGCGAAGGAACGCCAGAAGCGGGCCGGAAGGTCGTAGCCCAATGCACGATGGGTTCAACAGGCCCGCGCGCCTGACCAAGCACGAGATGAGGAAGTCGATCGCCGTGACGGGCTCGTCGGCCAACCTCCGTCGCCTGGCGCGGTGGCTCCGCGTTCGCAGTCTCGACAAGATGAGCGATCGCCAGCTGGTCCGCTTCCTCGACTGGCTCTTCAAGCGCCGGGAGAGGTACGAACGCGGGCTCGACGGGCTGTGGCACTACTGACGGAAAGAGGGACAGATGGGAAAGAGCAGGGACGAGGGCAAGAAACCGGGCGAGGCTGCGGTGGCTCGCAAGCGCCACCTCCAGCGACAGAGGCGCCAAGACGCCCTCAACCGCCTCAAGGCGGGCGAGACGGTGAACATCATGGCGTACACGGAAGATGGCTACAAGCCCTTCACCGTCGAGCCGCTCGGCCCTGACGGGCCCTTCGGGGGGTGCAAGGTCATCGCCCTCCTCGAGAACAAGATCTGGGCGGTGGAGTACATCGACAAGGACGGGTGCCGAGTCTATGGCACCGGCAACACCTACCACATCCCGGGCGACAAGCTGTTCGGCATCGTGGTCGCAGAAGGGAGGGCCTGAGACATGGGCTACATGCACATCGAGAACCTGTACAAGAACCAGACCATCATGCTGTTCCGCAGGTGCTATGCCCTGGAGAAGATCCACGGCACCTCCGCTCACGTCAGGTGGAACGGCGGGCCCGGCGGAGGGGTCCACTTCCACTCCGGCGGCGAACAACACAAGAACTTCGTCGCCCTCTTCGACGAGGCGGCCCTGCGCACCAAGTTCGAGGAAATGGGCCACCCGGAGGTGACCATCTTCGGGGAGGCCTACGGCGGCAGGCAGCAGGCCCAGTCGCACCGCTACGGCAAGCAGCTGCGCTTCGTGGCGTTCGACGTCAAGGTGGGCGACCACTGGCTCGACGTTCCCAACGCAGAGCAGGTCGCTCGCCGCCTCGGGCTCGACTTCGTCCATTGGGTCGAGGTAGACACCGACATCGACTCGCTGAACGCCCAGCGCGACGCCCCGTCCGAGCAAGCGCGCCGGAACGGCATCGAGGGCGACCAGATGCGAGAGGGCGTCGTCCTGCGCCCGCTGCGGGAGTTCCGGGACACCAACGGCGACCGGATCATCTCGAAGCACAAGAACGACATCGAGCGGGAGACCAAGTCCACCCGGGACGCCTCTGCCGACCCGGCCAAGCTGAAGGTCCTGGCCGACGCTCAGGCCATCGCCGACGAGTGGGTCACCCCGACCCGGCTGCAGCACGTCCTCGACAAGCTGCCGGGCGCCGGCGTCCAGGACACGCCCAAGGTCATCGCAGCGATGGTGGAGGACGTGGTCCGCGAGGGCAAGGGCGAGATCGTCGACTCCAAGGAGGCCCGCAAGGCCATCGGAGCCCTGACCGCCCGGCTCTTCAAGCAGCACCTGCAGGCGGCCCTCCAGGCCTCCTGAGCAGCCCACCCATCACACAGCACTCCACAGACTCCCACGTGCCCAGGGCCCAGGAATAATTGGGCCTGGGCCAGGTGGTAGCCACCGTCTCATGCCCAAAAGGCCCACGTGGGTCAAACGGTGGGCCGTCCTCGGGCGGCTCGGGCTCGGTCCACGGGCCCAGGGCGGCCGGCGGCTCAATGTGCAACTGCCCCTCTCCTTGAGGTACTCTCGTGTCCAGAGACAGGAGCCTGCAGATATGCCGACCGACATTGTCGAGATGATCTGGAGATGCAAGAGCAAGGGGGTGCCCGGACCAGCTGGGCCGGCACAAGGCGTGCCAGGCCTGCGGGCGTCCCAAGGACGCCGACTGCGAGGAGTGGCTTCCCGACGACGTCAGCCACGAGTCCAAGTACGTAGTCACCGAGGCGACGGCGCCGGGTCTCCTCGAGAAGTTCCAGGCCGGCCCCGACTGGAAGTGCCACTACTGCGGCTCCCTGGAGTGGCGGGTCGACGGGTCCTGCGCCACCTGCGGCGCGCCCAACGCAGGCGATCCGCCGAAGCAGGCGGAAGCCCACCACGAGCTCCCGCCCCCGCCGCCGAGCCATCACGACAGCGATGACATCCCGGGGGGCGCCTCGGGCGGCGGTGGAATCGACAAGGCCCGCATCGCGGGCTTCGCGGCCATCGGCGTGGCCGCCGTCGGCCTGAGCTACTGTGCCCTGCGGTCCACCGACCACCCGGCCGAGGTGACCGACGCCTTGTGGACCTACACGGTCCACATCGACAGCGAGGGCAAGGTGCCCGACACCGGCTTCGACGTCCCGGCAGGTGCCGTCGACATCGTCGACGAGGGCCAGAAGCTGCACCACAACAACTACGTGTTCGACCACTACGAGACCGTCCACTACGACGAGACCGTTCCGGACCCGGACACCTGCACCACCACGCCGCGTTCGTGCACGAAGAACGGAAACGGCTCGGCGACCTGCACCGGCGGCGACCGGGTGTGCTCTCCCGACCGCCAGAGCTGCACCGGCGGCGGGCAAACGTGCACCGGCGGGGGCCAGGACTGCACTGGGGGCGGGCAGGACTGCCGGTCGGGCGGGCCCGCCATCTGCATCCCGGTCCCCGACACCTGCACCGGGGGAGGCGAGGACTGCGTCCCAGAGCACCGCGACTGCGCCGGCGGCGAGACCACCTGCGTCCACAACTCCCACCTGGAACACAGGACGCGCCAGGAGGCGATCAACCGCCCGGTGCCGGTGTACCGCCAGCACTTCCGGTGGGCCACGTGGAAGTGGGCTCACAGCCGCGACCTCCCGCAGGGCGCGCACGACACCAACGTGCTGGAGCCCACGCCGGCCCGGCTCGGGGTGGTCGAACACGAGCGCATTGCCGGGGTCGACCCGACGACGTGCTCGGTGACCTTCACGACGAAGGACGACTACAAGACGTACGCGTACACGCCCGCCGACTGTACCGGCGCCTTCCAGGCACTGGCCGTCGGCACCAAGAAGCGCATCCGCGTCAACGCGACGGGCAGCGTCGAGATCGTCACCAAGGAGTGAAAGGCCAGGACCCGCGGTGGTAGTATCGGGCCATGGACTTCGAACGTCGCCGCCGACACATCAGCGCAGGAGGCCGGGCCTTCCTGCCCCTCACCCGGATGCGACACATCCGGTGGGAAGAAGCCGTGGCCCGCTCGCAGGCCAAGCGAGCGGGCCACGTGGCAGAGATCACCCACTTCGACTGCCACTGTGGCTCCATCGAGTGCCTGGGCAATGCCATGGACATGGGGGCGGTCAGGCGCTTCAACGCAGGAAGGTAGGTCACCGTGATCGGTTTCCTCTACACGGTCTT